CATCAGCTCGCCGTCCACGATGTCGGCCAGGGGCACCCGGTAGGCGCTCTTGGTGTTCTGACCCCGGGCGTCGGCGTACAGGAAGCCCTGGGAGTACCTGGCATACTCACCCTCGGCCCAGTCCCAGATGCGCCCCTTGGCCTGCTGGCCGTACCAGGGCGTGTCCAGGGGGGCGATGGGGAGATCCCACTGAGTCCGTACGGATGCGTTCACCTGCTCCACTCCCATGTCCTTGCGGAGGTCGTTGCGCTCCTCCTTGGTGTTTCCGCGAAGCCAGGGGGCGACCACGCGGGGATCGGAGTACTCCTCCGAGAGCTTGTCGTAGATCCGGGTGAGCACCGAGCGGATGTCGTCACGCTCGGTGTCGTCCAGGACGTCGTACAGACCGCCGTGGCCGCCGGACATGATGACCCCGGCACTGAACACGGCCCGGGGGACCAGGACCAGTCGGCCGTCCGAGACGTCTGCCAGGGGCAGCCGGTAGGATGCCGGGTTCTTCGGGTCGGCCCCGTCGATCCGGAACAGGAACGCCTGATTGAACTTCTTGGCCGATCCGCCAGCCCAGTTCTGGATCCGGGCGATGGCGTCGTCGGCGTTGAAGGGGGTCTCCCGGGCAGCCAGGGGCCACGACTGCCACGTGTTGGTGTTGACGGGCACCGCTACCTCCTGATCTGCCGGACGATCATCCGGCACCGTTCGTTGATCACGTCCTCGGGCCTCCCGGCCCAGTGACCCGGGTAGAGCAGATCTGAACCCCCGACGTCGAATAGATCATCGAGCATACGGCGCTGACCATCCGCACGAGCATGCGAAGCACGGACCCGGTCGTCGTCGCGGTCCACCCAGATCTTCTCGAAGATCTTCCCGGTCTCCGTGCCCACCCGCTGGGCCGCCGCGAACTGTCCGGCATTGGCGAACCTCCGTACCTCGGTCCGGGTGATGACGTCGGCCCTGTTGGGCCAGTTGGGTGTGCCGGTGACCGTCAGGATGTTCTCCACCCGGTCGGCGATCTGAGCGTTGGTCCACCCGCGATCCGCGCCGTCCGCGATTGCCCCCACGATCATGCGGTAGATCTCAGCGTCCACGTTGACCAGGAGGTTCTCCGAGGCGTCCAGTTGCGCCAGGATGTAGGGATCCTGGGGATCGAAGGTCACGGCCTTGCCGAGCTGACCGGCCGTGGCGTCCCAGCCCCTGCGGGCCGCCCGGAGCAGGTCCGCCATCAGCTCGGAGATCCGGGCCGTCCACCACGCGTCCAGGTCCTGGATCGGTGCCGGGTCTGGCAGCATCCCGAACCGTCGCCACGGAGCCATCACCAGATCCCGGGCACGGTTCAGAAAGTCCGTGATCGCCGACAGGACCAGGGGCACCATGGCCGCCTCCATGGCGGTCACGGCGGCCTCGGACAGTCCGGCCGACTCCACGGGCTCCGGAGACGTCATCATTTGCCTGCCAGGAACGCCGACAGCAGCTCGGGGCTGTGCGGGATCCCGGAGGCCAGCAGGCCCCGGGCGTACTCATGGAGCTGCGGGAGGATCCTGTCCGCGTCCGTGACACCCGCCAGGGACTGCCCCGCCGTACTCCATGCGGAGGCCAGGAGTTCGTCGGCATGCTCCAGGGAGGCCACCTTGATCCTGGTGTGCATCAGCACCGGTGGGAAGTCCTTGTCCACGAGGCCCTTGAACTTCGCGGTGCACAGGCGACGTCCGGCCACGGCCAGGGCCGCCAGGACCACGGCATTGGCCACCGGCACCACGGCCGGGTGCTCGACCAGTCCCGAGGCGTTCAGGTCGTCACGCAGGGGCGTGGACGGCTTGGAGCCCACGGCACGGTCCTCCGGCGTCCGGGCCGGTGCCGGAGGTGGGGGAGCCCCGGGCTCCTCCAGGTTGCCGATGTCCGGTGCCGCCAGGGCGGGCGTGAAGTCCGGGATGTCGATGTCCAGGAACTTGCGGAAGCCCTCGATCTGGAGCAGCGTGGGGTCCCGTTCCGCCAGGACCCACAGCTTGCGCTGGATGAACTCCTTCTGCTTCGGGGCGTTGCTCATGTTGTAGTTCGCCGAAGCCAGCAGGGTCTCCAGGGACACCGCACCCTCGCGGTACAGGTTCAGGGTGTCGGTGAACTTGTCAGCGGTGTTGTTCAGGGGGGCCAGGTCGAACCAGACCATGTACCGGTTCGGGTCCTTCTTGCGCGCCAGGAGCTCACCCTTGAGCCAGGAGTTCGTGAGCGCGTTCACGAGCAGGGTCATGTCCGGGGCCACGGTCTTGGTGGCGAACTCCTCGGTGGCCCACCACGCCTGCCAGTGGTTGGCGTTGCTCATGCCCTCCACGACGTCCGATGGCACGTTCATACCCCGGGCGACGTCGGCGATCAGCTCCTTGCGGTAGTCCATGGCGTGGTCCGACAGGGGCACGTCGAACCTGATGGGCTCCTTCATCATCTTCTCGATGATCTCGATGGGGGCCTCGAAGAACGTCGGGGCGATCGCGGCAGCCGTGCCGTAGCCCTCGATGTTGCTGGCCGCCGACTGCCACACCATCTGGGCCACGCCCGGAGCGCCCGGAGGGATACCGGCGTCCGCGTCACCTGGGAACTGGAGTTCCATGGGCAGTGGATACAGGCCGCCACCGGAGGCGATCCGGGAGTTCAGCTCCGAGCTCATGAACATCCGAAGCTTCTGGAGCTGCGCGAACGTCAGGAGCAGGGCGCGAGCCGGGCTCGTGGCCAGCAGTGGGCGCTGCGGGGACTGCCGCCAGATCCGCATGACCGTGTCGCGTGCCGGGTTCAGGGTGACCCACTCGCCGTTGCCGAAGTCCACCTGGACCTTCCCGGCGGTCGGCCGGACGTACTGGTTGGCCACGACCGTCCAGGAGTCGCCGAGGATCGGGTTGGACCTGCCGATGAGGTACGTGGATCCCGCGACCGTCAGGCCCACCGACAGCGCCCGGAGCACCCCGGCGCGTACGGCCGGACCGCCGAGCATGGTGTGGGCCAGGGCCTCGATCTCGGGGTCGTCCTTGACCTCGCCCTGCATCACCCCGCGCTCGTCCACGTGGTTGATGGTCAGGCGCACCAGGGAGATCGCAGCCCCGATGTAGTCGGCGGTGTAGGAGAGCTCCCCGTTGGTCTCGTAGAAGCCCCAGGCTTCCCGCTGCCAGGACTCGTCGGTCCAGCGCAGCAACGGGAACGTCGCCTCGGCCACGGTGATCCGCGCAGCAGAGGCGATCATGGAGCGTTCGTCGCCCTGCGGGATCTCGGGGACCACCAGGGCCTTGCGACGTCCCAGTGCCATCAGTCGATCTCCTCCAGGAGGAACAGAAGGTATGCGAGGTAGGAGACCCCGAAGCTGACCGGGATCCACAGCAGTGCGGCGATCAGCCAGACCCAGGGGGACACCCCATAGGCGGCCAGGAGGCCACCACCCAGGGCCAGGACGCTCGGGGGTGCCGTCCATACGGAGGTACAGCGGTGACACTCCAGCATGTCCGTGAAGAACCCGTGCTCTCCGGACCACTCACGGATCTTCACCCGCCACCCGGCCGTGATGACGTCCACCCGGGCCAGGCGAGCCAGCGAAGCCGTCAGGGCGACCGCGAGTACAAGGAAGACTAGGGCGATCATGTTGATGATGCTACGGTACGTGCCCGTCTTGTGCTAACATCCACGACCTCCCGTGCGAGATCACGCTTCAGGGCCAGCCGGACCGTCTTCGGGGGCTTGCCGACGTCGGGACAATCGGGTCCCGGAAAGTTACGGCAGTGCGGGCACCACGAGGCCACAACCCTCCCTGGCATCCTGGCCATCAGAGCCCCCTTACCGTCACGGCGGTCGGCGAGAAGAACCGGACGGTCCGGTTCTCCCCCTCCATCAGGTACCGGATCGCATGGACCAGCGCGTCCAGGCGGTCGGGACTGACCTTGGAGTCGGTGGGATCCCAGCCGACCATCTGGGTCTCCAGGTGCTCGAAGGCACCCACGTGGTGTACGCGCTTCTGCTGGTACCGGATGGCCACGGGCTCGGCCCGCAGCTTCTTGCCGTGGTTGGAGTGGATCTCCTTGATCGGCGGGGTCGTGTACTGCGGGAAGATCCCCTCTTCCTGCATCTCCTTGTACGTGGACCTCAGGATCTCGGTCAGCCACTGCTTGCCCAGGTTGGTCTCCACGGCCAGGACGTCCGCACTGTGCCGGGCGAACACCTTCCACACGTGGCGTGCGGCATCACGCCCCGACAGGCGCACGGAGGCGTCCTCGACCACGTAGTAGTGGTCCTTGCGATCCCGGTACGCCGCAACGCAGCCCATGAGGTCACCGTTCTCGCCACCGGTGAGGCACGGGTCCACACCGACCACCCGGAACCCGATGTCGTCCGGGATCTCCTCCACCCGGTTGTCGTTGATGGTGGCCAGCGAGAACAGCGGGCCCTCCATGTCGTCCAGCAGCTCGCCGTAGATCTCCTGGCGGCCGATCAGGGTGCCCTCGTACTCCAGGCGGATCTCCCGGATGAACTCGGCGTTCAGGTTGGCCATGTTGTCGAAGGTGGAACCCCGGGACAGGCTGACGAACCCGTCCTTGCGCTTGGTCCACTTCTTGAGGATCTCAATGGGCTTGGGCGTGGTCGTCACGAACACCCTGGGTTTGTCGCCGGGCACGTCCGAACGCAGGGCGTGGTGGACGCCCTCCTTCCAGATCTGCTCGGGATCGGGCCACTTGACGATCTCATCGAGCCAGGCGTCCGCGAGGTTGAGGCCCCGGACGACGTCGGGCTTGTTGGCCCCCGTGAAGTGGATGACGCACCCCGTCTCCAGGAACACGATCTTGGGCTTCGGGGCCTTGGTGTAGGAGTAGTCCTTGTCCTCGACCATCTCCATGCGCCGCAGAATCGACAAGATGCCGGACTCCCCCTCGATGCAGGTGGTCAGGGCGTCCGAGACGTTGTACGCCATGACCAGGCGGTTGGCGGGGTGACCCGAGGCGGTGTACGGGAACTTCAGGCAGCGCTCGACGATCCACTCGGCACCGCTCTTGGTGTTGTGCGTGGGGATCATCGACCTGCCCGCGAGATACAGGGAGTTCGGGCTGTCCACGGTGATGCAGCGCATCGGTACCGGTGCAATAGGCTCCACGGACGTGATCATCCGGTGCCGGGTGCGCCTGCCCTGACCTCCGGCGGTCGGGGGCCTCCATTTAGCCGCCTTGCGGGACAGCCGGAACGGGTTGTAGTCGGCACGCCATGTCACCCGGTACTTCGGGCCATGGTCCACACCCCTCAATGACGACCGGCCCTCCTTCAGGATCGCCTTCTGGCCCAGGGACACGGCCAGATCCCGGACGGCCTCGGCCAGCCCCAGGGTGGTGGAGCAGAACTCGACCTGCTGGGTCCTGGCGTCCAGGTAGCCGTCCGAATCCAGCAGACCTGCCAGTAGTGCCCGGCGCTGCTCGATCGAGCTCCAGAGGTACCCGGCAGGAACCGCCCGCGATCCCAGCAGGCCGCTGTGCCTCAGGGCGCGCATGAGCCCCGCCGGACTGACCGCGAAGGTTCCTGCACGATCCCCGGACTTCACCCCGGAGCGGTAGTAGTTGACACCGCAGTGGAACCCCGACGCCTCGTACAGCGTACGGACCTCCAGTTCATCCTCGGCGTTTCCGGTGACCTGTCCCGAGTTCCGGCTTCCGTTTCCGAGCCAGTACCCCAGAGCCCAGGGGTCGATGGGAAGACCGACCTCCGGGAGGACCAGGGGTGCCGTCAGCGGTACGGAGTGGTTGCCGTCCCCACGAGCTCCGTGGTGCAGGCTGGCCCGGATGTCCTCGGTGTTGCGGACCCGGGGGCCCAGGCCGCTGTCGGACCTCCAGTTGGGCCAGTCGGCAGGAATCAGAGCTGTCTCAGAGCTGCGTCCCAGTGCCTTGCGGTCCAGGTGTTCCCAGGTGATCCACTGGTGCTCGGAGCAGGCATCGATCCAGGACCCGTCCGCGAAGGTCACCCGGTAGGCGACCCGTGGGTTCACGTCGTACACGGCCGTCACGTTGCATGGGTTGCCGGACTCGTCGAACACCTGGTCACCGACCACCAGGTCGCCCATGGTCTTCCAACCGCCGGGAACCGGTATCTGCGTGCTCTCATCGATCATGGGATCACGATACGTCACCGGGACAGGAGTACCTAAAGCCAGTGCCTTTCCAGTACCCCGCCCGCCAAGATACAAATGGACGGTCCAGTTGCCGTCCGGAGGGACCTGCTCGGGCCTCTGGGTGTACCACCACTCCTCGCGGCCCATCTCGATGATGTCCTGCTCGGTGCAGGTCGCCAGGAACGCCTCGATGTCCTCCGGTGCCGCGTAGCTGAGTTCTTCCTTGATCGACCTACCCATGTGATTACTGTATCGACAAGGTTGATGTGGTGTCCATCACTGAGTTGGGGCTTGTGTCTGTGAGTCCGTGTGTTAGGGTTGGTCTCATACAGAACGATGCCAGAACGGGTTCCCGAGCTTGGGAGATCGAGATGAAGAACTGAGGGCAGACCCACCCGCGTCCGTGGTGTGATTGGGCACGAACGGCGTGGTAGATCACGAAGGGGCCGATGAGATTCGGCACAACCGGCTTGAGGCACGGAGAGCCCACTGTCCGGGGAGCGTCGGTGAAGAAGCACTCCACCAGTAACCGCCGCGAGGACCAGGTGCGAATCCTGGAGTGGTCGCAACACCCCTGTAGCTCAATGGCAGAGCACCTCCCGGTGGACCGGTCCCATGGCCGAGGAGGGGTTTCCGGTTCGAGTCCGGACAGGGGTACGACAGGCACCGAGGATCCCCTCCGTACCCTCGTGTGCCGTCACGGAAGTGCGAGACGTCGTGTGCGCATCACGATCATCCCGCACCAAGGGCGGTCATGACGGCGTCCCCTGGCGCTAGAGCCGTACCTGCGTCGAACACTTCCACCGAGCTCCCGATGCCACGGTAGAGCTCCAAGAACCCCCGGACTGCCTAGAGTCCGGGGGTTCTTGCTGTATCCCGGTCTTGCGGAGTATGTAGGCGCATGTTAGTGTGTCTCCATGAGGCCGCACCGAGGACTCAAGAAGTTCAAGCAGGAGACCAGGTACCCACACCTGAGGTCCGATGGTCTCACCCGAAGGAACAACGGTGGCACCCGTGCCACAGATCTGATCCAGGAGGATCCGCATGAAGTACAAGACCCCGTACGTCCCGGCGACGAACAGGGCCCCCGAGTCGGGGACCTACCGTCCGGACGGCAGGCGTAGCCCCGAACTGGCCCGCGCCGTCCAGGCCGTCTACGACGACGTCCACAACAAGATCAGTGACTCCGACCGGGAGTTCCTGGAGAACGACGCGATCCTGTGGCTCCGGGCCCTGCGCCTGGTCTCGGCGAACATCGCCAACGCGATCCAGATGCGTTCGGCGGAGCTGGACGCCATCAGGCCCGGAATCGGCGAGGCCCCCAGCAAGGAGTACCTGAACGGCCTGAAGCTGTTCGCGCGTCGTCGGCAGTCCTACCTGCACAACCTGGCGATCATCCGGGTCCGCCGGGAGGAGATCCTGTACGGCCTGGGCATGGAGCACATCGGGCAGACACCGAACCTCGGCGAGGTCATCGGGTGGTTCGAGAACGTGATCATCAAGCTGAACGAGAAGGACTACGACGGTGCCGTCCTGCTCGCCGAGCGGTCCATGCGCAACCTGATCGATGTCGACGACTCCGGGTGCACCATCCTGGACGACTTCGACGAGGCTCTGGACCTGCTGGACTCCGTGATCTCCCAGGAGGGCTACGAGGGTCGCAACGGCGACTCCGAGCACGATCGGATCGTCCACCTACTGGACAAGTACGACGACGAGGACGGTGACCTGTGACAACCGGACTGATCATCGGAAGCGCCGCACTCAACTACCACTTTCCGGACTTCCCCCGCGAGATCAAGGACTTCGACGCCTGGACCGAGCGTCCCAAGGACTGGTTCGTGGACGTCATCGCCGACACGTACTGGGACGAGCGGATGCGTCCGTACCTGGACGCCACCGGCACCCGGGAGGCCCACCGTTTCGCCACCCCGGACGAGCTGCTGACCCTGAAGATCAGCCACTCCCCGTGGGAGCTCAAGAACGGCTCCTGGCTCAAGCACATGCACGACATCGTGTGGCTCCAGGACCACGGCGCGCAGTTCCTGCCGGACCTGTACAAGATCCTGTACCCGATCTGGGAGGACCTGCACGGCAAGAAGCCGGTCAACCTCAACCAGGACGCGTCCATGTTCTTCGCGGACGCCGTCCGGCGGATCTACGTCCACGACTCGATCCACTACTCCGTGGCCTACACGCCGGGCCACCCGATCTACGAGGACGTCTTCGTGGACGGCCAGAACGTGGCCATGGACATGAAGAAGGTCTGGGCCCTGCCGTTTGATCAGCAGATCAGGATGTTCCGGGAAGAGATCTACGCGACGGCCCTGGAGCGCTGGGTGATTCCTCGTGACTACGAGATCAGCCCGAAGCTCGCCTACGCCTGGGCCCTGCGCAAGACCATCACGTCCCTCACCAAGGGCCGGTCGGCACTGTTCTTGATCCAGAACTACAAGATCCTGCGCGATCCCGACATGGACTACGTGGCCCACCACTTGTCCAACGCCCACTACCTGGAGAAGCTGTGAACAATCCGGAGCACGTGGACCCGCAGGTCCTCAAGAAGTCCCTGGTCCGGGCCGCCTCGGAACACCGGACGGCCAACAGGTACGACGATCAGCACATCATCGACTCGATCGTGCCCGACCGGTACCGCACGATCCTGAGCGACGACGACATCGCCGAGATGCTCGCCGACTACTCGGTCAGGGTCTGGAGTTACACCGAGTTCCACGGAGACCGTCATGAGTGAAGTCACCCGCGCTGAAACCCGCATCGTCGTGTACCGCGTGCCGTGCCCCGTGGGGGCCACCGTGCTCCAGCACGTCCTGGCCCAGGCCGAGGACGAGTGGTGGAACCACGGGGACAACGGCGCGCAGGCATACAAACCGAACGACTGGGCGACCGTCACGTCGGACTCAACCGGCAGCGCGATCCTGATCGAGCTGAATCTCGATGCGCGCTGACGAGGTCGCCAGGCTGTTCGGTGTATCCGAACGCCAGATCCTGGTCTGGGGTGCCAAGGGCCTGATCCGCAGGTCCCGGACGGCCGTGAACCAGCCCTGGGAGTACGACACCGAGCACGTCCTGGAGCTGCGCCAGATCGACCCGAAGACATACGAGTACGTGGACCCCCCCCAGGAGCCCCGTACGCGCCGGTACTTCGGACGTCGGGACCGGCGGACGTTCGACATTGAGGACACGGAGGA